GATATAATCCAAAAAATGGAAATATGTATAATTGTATTAATATTGCCAGGATAAATCCAGAGCCAACATCTATAAAACTTTCTATAAAGCTTCTCATTTCTTCTTCTTTCTACCCCACTTCTTTTTCCATGGAGTGTATTCTAGCCATTCAACTAATGCGTCGATAGGAGAATAACCACGTTTCCAAAGAATGTCTAGTCCATTGTCATACTTCGGCGTACCTAACCATTTATTAAAATAAATTTCATTGATACCGTGTTTCTTTCCATCACCCCACATTACTTTAGGGCCAACGGCTGTTTCGGCCCTAAGTTTATATGTTTTATCTAGCCATGTATCTAGTTTTTTCATCTTGCATTCTCCAAAGTTATATTAAATGTATGACTTGTACAATGTTGAGTTAGTAGGCTTTCAATAAATTTTTCCTTAGTGTTAATATCTACTTTAGGATATTTACGATCACCAGACCAAGCACAACCTTGATATAAATCTGCTTTAACCATAGCATTTCTATATTTTTCCCATCTAGGCCACATTACATCAATATATCTTTGACGTTTTGAAGTCATCCTTAATGGTTTTCTCCAAGTTGTATGCTTCATCATTATTTCCCATGCTTTTTCAGTGCGATCTAATTTATGACTCATTCTTCCATCCTCCTTATTGTTATAACGTAGTTTTCTTTTTTATACATAACATCGATATCTCTTTCTGGATTCTTATCCAGCCACATACCTCTACCAATTTCATGTATACTCTTATGCTTATCAATAAAGTCTTCGAATATTTTACTTAATTTTAATATATTCATTTGTTTGTTTCCTTTCTTTGCTTTCATAAATCCTATATAATCACATATAATAGCTTTGTCAACCCTTATCTTTTCTTTTTTTGCCTTTTTTCGCTTTTATTTAAGCTCTTTTTATGCCTTCCAGGGCGCTTCCTAGGTTGTTGGTCATGATAAGTATTGACCCCGAAATTAGACTTTTTAGCCACTTATATCTGTAGTTGGAATATATGATATTTTTCCATTAATATATTGTTTTAAGTCCCCGCCACAATTTACACATCTATAATATTCTCTGGTTATAGATATTAACATGGTTTTTTCTGCGCAGGAAGGACAAATACCTTTAACAACTTCTGTTTTTAAATTTATGTCTCCAAACATTGGTCTGTCATTTCTGTGAGTTGATTTTTAAACTTTTTTCTATCATAAACTTTTTTATCTTTTACCACACGCTGATGGTAACGTCCATCACTTAATTCTTGTGCTATAGGATTTTGCTTATTTCTTGGTCTATTTTTTTTAAGGAAAAAAGCGTATGTTTTTTTATTCACTTTCTAAACACTTCTTTTTTCCCCATTTAAAACTTTGGGTTAATGATCTTTTTTCTTGAAATTTGTCATTTTTAGAGTCTGTTTCAGTTACACCAACTTCAACTGTAGTTTTATCCGGACATACACTATTACATCCACCTAAAAACACCATTAATGTTAAAAGAGAACATACTAAAGTAATTGAAACAACATACTTAGTCATTGTTCTTTTTTTTCTTTTTTTTCTTTTCTAATTTCTTAATATTTCTCTTAACAAAATTAGTATTCTTTTTAATCTGTTTAAATAAAACAATTTGACCCTGTTGAAGTTTAATTACAGCCTCCTTCATGTTCCATGTTTCTTTAAGGTTCCAGCCAACCAATGCTATTAAAGCAGCTAAAGCTAAACCTACTATTTTATCTTTTAAATCCATTATTGACATCCCTCACATTCTCCTGTGTCGTCTATTACAAGACCACCATTGTTTTCGTATGTTGAATCTTCTGCTTTATCTTTACCATTTTTACATTCACAATTTTCACAAGCGCATGTTCCGTATACGTCTGCGTGTAAGTCTCCATTGCAGTGACAATCGTGATGACATTTTTTACATTTAACCATTTTTGGCCTCGTTACATGTTGGACAGGATTTTTTATATCTTGAGTGAGTGTTGCATACAATTTTTTTTAATGTAACTACAGGAACTTCCTCCTGTAACTTTAAAGGTGGTTCTTTTTTATCTTCTGGTAATCCACTTGCTAACCATCCTAAAAACTTTTTAAAAGGCCAACAAATAATTTTTTTAATCATCTTTTTTCTCCTCAATATTGTAGAAGAACTTATCAGTATCTTCTGTTTTCCATTTATCGGTATTTTCAACATTCCAATCGCTAGTTTGGACTTTCCAATCCGGTACTTCTTTTCTTACCGTAAAGGAAGGTATATCCCAAAGGATACGATTGTTGGGTTGTGCTGCATAATTTCCGTCCTCTAAAGCGAGAACGTGTGCGCACTTATGTTCGTGCGATATTTCTGAATGATCAGTATCTACTATATTACTCTCTGGGTGAGCCCAGTCAACAGTAAAAAGGTACTCCCCAGGATGTAATTTCTTATCTTTTCCAAAATATTTTCCAGACTGACCGTCTAGAATATCATAAGAAGTGACAGCAGGATAATAGCTAAAACAATTCCAGAGCTGTAGTTCATCAAGTCGTCTTCGTGGTACGTCTTTGACTTCGAAACCCCGTTGAATAAACGCGCTAATTGGTAGGCGGTAAAATACTGCACCGTTTTCCATAATAGCGTGAAATAGTATCGGACGTCCTGTAATAGATGCGAGGCCAAATATAATGCAGTCTTCAACTTCTCCATAATGATCCTTAAGATCATAGAGATATTCTCTCCTGATCTGTGAATACGCCACAGGTATGTTTGCATTTAAGTAGGCCATGCATAATAAATTATTTTGTAATTAAATGATATATAATTATGACAGCAACTATAACTATAGCCGTAGCTCTTTTATTAGTTATAGCTATAGTCCATAATCTTTTAGCTTCTTGTTTTACTTTTTCCATAGTAACCTCCATTTTTATTTTTATTTTATTATACCCCAATTTTTGCCTTTTTTATAGTTAACTTTATTTTTAATTTCAAGCACTATAGCCTTCTCCATAATCTCTTTAACTATCTTTATGTTCTCTTCTGATTTAACTGATAAACAAAGCTCATCGTGTATTTGTATGTGTGGTATAATGCCTCTCTCATATAAATCTACCATAGCTTTTTTTGTCATATCTGCCGCTGATCCTTGAATTAATCTATTCAAAGCTTTGTAAGTAAATGCAGGCGTATAATATTTTTCAAAGTGGTCCATATAATTTTTGTCAACCTTATTCTCTTTATATTTCTCTAGAATTTCAGCTTTGAATGCTTGTCTTGCTTCTTCTTCTGTATACAAAGGCACTTCATTAAATCTATTTGTCTCTGGATTCCATTCTCTATCAGTAGTTTCCCATTTATTAAATCTGCAAAATCTGTCATGTAAAGTAAATAATAATCTATTATCTTTTGAAAATTGAATAAGATCTTGTGAAAGCTGTCTTACAAATGGAACCTTGTTATGATACTCATCAAACAATTTTTTTGCATTTATTCTATCTAGACCTAACTCTTTTTGTAATTTTAATTTACCCATACCATAAAATAAACCTAGATTAATTGTTTTAGCTTGTGTTCTAGAAATTTTTGCCATGTCGGCAACAATCTGGTGAAAGTCTGCATCTTCTTTATCAAACTCTTTATGTAATTCGTCTGTTCCCGGTAAACCTAACTTGATAGCATAGTGAACCACGATCCGTGGTTCCTGTTGCGAGTAGTCAAGACTCGTCCACTCGTGTCCTTCTTCTGGTAAAAACATTTCTCTCATCTTTTTACCCATGAATCCTCGTGCTGGAATCTGTTGTAAATTAGGATTCGACATTGAAAATCTTCCAGTAACCGTTCCTCCCTGATCCGATCTAATTTGATTTATATCTGCATGTATTCTGTCATTGTGTACATAATCTAATAGACCATCTACAAAAGTATTTGCAGCTTTGTCGTATTCTCTTGCTTTTGCAATCATACGTAAACATTTACTCTTATGAGTTTTTAAATAATCTTTTGGAAGCTGCGGCATTTTAGATTTAGGTGTAACTTTGTAATCTTTTATATTCAGGTGATCTAATAAAATTTTAATAGAGGACGCTGCCCATATATCTATTTTCTTAGTTGTTCTTTTTCTGATTGCAGTTACGATTTGATCTCTTCGTTTCTTGAGGTGGTCGCCAAACTTTTTAGCTTTTTGGACATCTATTTTAACTCCTTTAAATTTCATGTCAACTAAACACGGGAATAATTTTGTTTCTAATTCAAATATTTTTCTACAAGTTTTTTGCTCTCCGTCCTCTTTAGTGTATAATACTTCGTCCAATTTTTTATTAAATAAATTCCATAACTTAAAAGTTAAATTTACATCTTGTTTTGCATAATCTTTTACAATAGATGAAGGCAGTCTATGCATGTTGGACATAGGATCTTTCACCATACCACCAGACCATTCTAAAGTTTTTTGTTGTAGATCGTATTTATATTTAGCTTCATTTAAATAATCTTTTGATAAAGAGTCTAACGAATATCTAAATCTATTTTCATCAATAACGGATGCAGCTATCATAGTATCTACAATTCTACCTTTTATCATAGAGCCTGTAACCGCTCTAATCCAACAGACATCGTACATTGCATTATGAAATACTTTTGTAATTTTTTCGTTTTGAAATATTTTCTCGTTTAAAACCTTCCATATTTTTAATTTTTTACCCATGGTAAGTTCTGTATCTGCATGGTGTAGTGGGAAATAAGTAGTATCTTTACCTGTAGCAACAGCAATACCACAAACAAAACCATCATTTCTGATAGCACCTAATCCTTTTGTTTTTAAATTGGGATCATATGTTTCTATATCGACAGCAACAGTACTAATACCTTTTAAATCTAAATCTTCTGGAGTGTTACACATTATTTTTCTTTCGCTTCATTAGGATAATCTCTATCAATTGCCATATCAATATAATGTTTAGCTTTCAATAAATCTTCCTTCTGGTTTTTTTGTTTGTGGCGACATAAATATTTAATTGCGTTTCCTTCGGCGAAAGGTAAATTATTTTTGTTAATAAATTCTGATGGTTGAATCTCCATAGATTTATAGTGAGTTCCACCTACCTGTTTTTTATATATGTCATCGCTCATAGTCTACCTCCTAATATATATTTTCCCTGTGATGCAATTGTCCAACAGTCTATTCTTCCTCGACTATAAGCCACATACTTTAATCTTAATTGTGTAAAGTAATTCTCTAGTCTTGTTGCTGTTAAGTCTACAATTACATTATCAAATGTAAGACCTTTTACTGTGTGAATATTTGCGTACTTAACTCTAATATCACCTTCTAAATCAAAACCTCTTTGTAATATTTTTTTTATATATTTAATTCTGTCTTCTTCTGTTTTAGTTCTTATTAATACAAAGTCTTTATGGTTAATAGAATCTGGTTTTAAATATTTTTTATTTATTAAATCATTTATTGAGTAGTCTTTCTTAATCCAGTCTTCAAAAGTTGCTTCTCCTTTACCGTGAACAATTACTTTACTGCCTATATAGTCCCAAAAATCTTTTATTTGTTTCAAAGGCATAGGTTTACCTTCAGTAAATTCAGGCCATAATTTATGACATCTTATTTCTTTTTTTGGCACGTGGGCCGTGTTCCCTACATGTGCGAACTCTATACCATGGTGCTTTAAAAATTTCCTCACCCAAGAATCAGAAGGAGTCCCTCTATATGTAAATAAAAAAGTCTCATCGGTATTTTTAATTTTTTCTAATAATGTTTGCATAGCACTGCAATTAGTTTGTAAGCTAGGCAGATAATAGTGTTTACCAATTATACCTTCTGCAGGTTTCCATATTCTTTGATAACCATAATGGTCCCAAATAGGTCTTATAATTTGTTTACATAATTCATTTATTGTTTTACCACATCTAAGACCTTGATCTAATTCCTCTGCATCTTTTGATAGTCTATGATAATAATCTGCATCAGATCCTGCAAATTCAAATATAGTTTGGTCTGCATCTCCAACAAAATAATATTCTTTTACTCTGGTTGCCATTTTATCAAGAGCTTTTCTCTGTGGAACATTACTGTCTTGTGCTTCATCAACAATTAATGCATCTATGTCAGGTTCAATTGCTTTATCAATAAAATCCTGTATCATATCAGCATAGTCACATATATGATTTTCTTTTTTATATGCGTCATATATTTCTTCCATATCCTTTATTGAGTTTAAACTATAAGGTTTGTAAGATGCTTTATCACACTCTCTCCAATGTTCTTCTAGAGTTTTTCCTCTGCCATGTGCGTCAGATAAATATTTATAAAATTTATGTCTATCGTTATTAAACTCCGATTCATTAACTCTTTGAAGTTTAAACATAGAATCTTGTCTTGATAAATTAATGTGGTCTGTATAACTAAATACTTCTTTTTTACCAACCAATCTATTTTTACAAAAACTGTGTATGGTACATATTTTATATTTTAAAGATTTCTTTGTGAGACCTTTTTCTTTTACTTCTGGTAATTTTAATATTGCATCTCTTATTTCAGCCGCTGCAACCCTGGTGTGGGATAAAACTATAATTCTATCATAGGTAAAATTCTTTAATAAATCCAAGTATTTACCTGTTAAAAACCTTGTGGTTTTACCTGTACCCGGGGGTCCTGATATAAATTTAGGCTGTTTCATCTGGCAACTCCTTATATTCTCCATCTACTATTAAATCTTCTTTATCAATTGTTTGTTCTGTCATTCTCCATGACACACACGATTTTTGTTCTTTTCCAAATTTACCGTGATTCTTTTTTGCTTTTAAAACTCTTTGAATTTTAATAACTAGATCAACTCTAGGTAAATTTACTTTTTGTCTATGTAAGTAATCTTCAAACTTATCTAAATTAAATTCTAAAGTACTTTTTTCTTGATTAAAGTAAGGCATACCAAAGTAAGCCAGTTCCTTTTTATTAGTATATACTTTTTCTTCTGTAATATAATTTTTAAAATGTTTTACAAATCTTAAATCTTCTTCTGCATCTTCAACATAGTCTTTAGATTTTTCTCTAGCTTCATATTTTCTTCTCATTATTTCTTCAAAATCTGTAACTTTCATTTCTGGGATCCAGACAGATGCTTTACTAATTACAGCGTCATAAAATAATTTTTTATTTCTAAGTGTTGGGCCATCTACTGTTATTGTTTTTTCAACTGGTTTACCTTGCACTACAGCATTTATTTTTACAAAATATCTATCACTTCCATATTCTGTAATATCCCCAATAGATTCTTTTGCTTCTTCTGTTGTTGCTTCTTTTATACCTATCCAACTAAACAAAGTTGATACTGTTTTTGTAGAACAGCCTATAATCTCAGCAAGTTTAGGCATTCCAAATTTTCTTTTTGCTTTTTTACTACTTGTTCCTTTTGCTTTTCTTTTTTCTACTTCATCATCGTTTGCAGCTGTTGCTACATCATAAACAAAATCATCTATTTCCTTTTCAGTCCATTCTGTGTTTTTTATTAATGCGCCTGCAATTGCAGTGCAGTAGGCATCTCTTTGTCCAGAACTTGCATATGTAATACATAGAGCCGTTGCTAATGCAATTTTACCTACATCAACACTTAAATTGCCAGGATATTCACTTATATCTTGATACCTTTCCCATTTTACAGTTTCGTTTGCTTTACTGTGTTTTGATTCTGGTACTATTGTATAATGTTTTGACTCATGTCTTATTTCACAAAGAGTTAAACCATGAGGAAAACCTTCACAATATTTTTGTAATTCATTTGGTAAAACAAATTGTTTAAATGGTGCTTTACCTTTCCACCAATAGTGGCTACTTGGATTGCCTCTTCTACCAGAGACAGCATCACAAGATTTTATGTAACTTGTTATAAATCTTTTTACTAAATCATTATCTATATCAAGATCTATATCTTGATCTAGTCTTAGTGCTATTTCGCAGTGTGTGTAGTTTGCTCTCCATTCTTCTTTCGTGATCTTAAAATTTGGGTTGGACCAATCACTGACAACTGGTTTACCCTTGAGACAGGGTATAATAACCCTTCCCAGATTTAACCAATCTTCGTAATTAACAGGAGCTTTATCAAACTTCTCATTCATAATTATTAGTGGGCGGGTACACTCTCGCTTAACCGCCCACTCCCGCAGGAACTTATAAATTTAAAGTTCTTTTTGTTTCTTCTTGAGTTTCTGGTTTAACTTTTACTAAACCTTTACTGTTTTTATCAGCAAAGCTTTTAGCAATTTCGTAAACACCCTTATCTGTAACCGGACCAACTTTAGATACATCCCATCCAAACCATGTTCCTTTGTCATTAGACATCTGAACAGTTTTTAGATTATAAATGTGGCTATATGTTGGCGGCGTAAATAAGCCATTCTTACCTTGAAGCTTAAGACCCATCATAATTGAATTCCATTTACGACTAATCTTTAATTGAGTAGCCTTCATAGATATCAACGCTGTTGATGGACTTTTACCCATAAGAATCACAAAGTGATTAACAGTGTTTTCCAGGTAATTACCATTTGGTAATCTATCCTTCCAAGATTTATCACGAGTAGTTGTACTTATGATATCACTATCTACACTATGGATTGCTACAGGAGCGCCAGTGCTTTGACCTCTGTCCTGCCATTCGACATATTGTCTTTCATAATGGACTGGTATAACATTTATACCTTTTGCCCCATCATAAAGCTCTTTGGTCACGCTGTTTACAATCATTCCAGGTTCTGCACCATTAATAAACTTAGCGTTTTGTTTATTAACCTCTGGAGATAATTGTCCTAAAACTTTCAGAAATGGTAACGCAAGGTCTTCTTGCGTCATATTCTGAGAGCCCGCATTTGCATCAGCTTCGAATATATTCGTAGACAATGCACCTGCTTCTTCTTTTTTTTGTACTTGGTTCATGTTTATTGTTTCCTTTTTATTGTTGTTTTATTTCCAACAAATATGTTGAAAAGTTCCGTTGGCATGTCTTTACCTGCCTCAGTACGCTCACGGACTAACGCTTTAAGAGTCATGGGCTCAACCTTCATCTTTTGTGTTGGTTGAAACCCACGCTCTTGTGCAAGAACAGCATAATCAGCTGCCTTGTTTTCTTCGTTGCGACCAAAGGACACGGATATCTCGTTTTTGATTATGTCCCCTAATCCATTGTTACGAAGCCAGTTAAAAGCCTTTTCTTTATTAGCTACAGTAATGTTTGCGCTATAAAAAGGCTTAACATCTACCAGAGATCCATCCATTAATTTTAGTTGAGATAAACCCATCTCAGCCATCATTGTTGGAATAACCTCTCCAGATAAATGTTCTAATTCTTTTTTTGTACTTTTTATATTATCTTCTTGTAAGTCTAGTCTCTTAGTTAAAGATTCTAGTTTTTCTACTTGATCCGCAAGAGACTGAATATTATCAGTTTTCTTCATTGCGTCTTGTTGGTCTTTTTCAAAATCAATCATAATTTTTTAACTCCTGTTTTATAAACTCTACTTCCTTGCAACATTTACGATATCTATTCCACCAAATTATATCAGAAATAAAATCCCAAATTCTAGTAGGCAGGTATATAGTTCCAAAAATAAATCCTAAAATAGGTTTATCCTTGTTAAGAGCTTTAAGAGCTTTTT